TTCTGATTCAGTTTTTTTAACTGCGTTTCTATCAGCTAACCAACATGCTCCTCTTTCATTAGCTCCAATAGCCCAGACATCTACATAATTAGATCCATCGTGACCAGAGTAACCTCTTAGAAAAAAATTTCTTCTGTCTTCTGCAGTAAAGAATCCTTTTCCAGTATTAGCTGCTACACCATATAAAAATAGTGCCATATTAATCCTCCTTTTTTACTTTATATATTAATAATACCATAAATCAACTATCTGTTATAGTTTTTAAATTTAAACTTGTTGTTTCACCTGTAAATTCTTCAACAGTATTTATATCAGGTCCTGATGCTGAACCACCCATAGCTAGCCCTAACGTACCAGTTCCACTTCCAGTGTTTCTTTCTCTACCAGCTGATAAAGAGGGTCTAGTTGACCAACTTGTTCCATCATAACCTTCTGTAATAGCGTAATATCCAGTAGGACCTCCAGGATCTATTCCACCCCAAGCTATTATATCTGTTTGATTTCCAGCTGGTCCCATTTGTGCTCTTTTTGTAATCATATCATTTCCTTCAGACCAAGCAGATCCGTTCCATTCTTCAGAATTTGTAACAGTATTATTTGTTGGATATATATTTCCACCAGCAATAATAGCAGCTGTTTGAGTGCCTCCATAACATGCAGAATATCTAGCTGTTCCTATTGCAGTTCCATTTGTCCATGAAGAACCATCGTAAGATTCAACTTGATTTTTAGCTCCTGAATTATATCCACCGAATCCTAAAGCAGCTGATGAATTACCAGCAGCACCTATAAAAGTTCTAGCATTATTTAAATCTCCACCATTAGTCCAACTTGTTCCATCATATTCTTCAGTTGCATCGTCCACTCCAGTTGAATATCCTCCAAATCCAATAGCTGCAGTTTGAGGACCTCTTGCTGAAGTATTATATCTAGCTGTGTTTAAATTATTTCCTTCTGTCCAACTTGTGCCATCATATTCTTCTGATTCATTTGCTGCAGCTGGTTTTCTTCCACCTGCCATTAATCCCGCTGTTTGAGTTCCTGCTCCCATTCCATTACTTCTAGCAGTGTTTAAAGCACCACCACTAGCCCATGCTGCAGCTGTAATAGCAAGTGCTGATTTATTATATTCTTCTGTTAAATTATATTGTGGCGAGCTGTTCCCTACTCCTGCTAATGCTGCACTAGAAGGTGCTCCAGTATTATTATTACCACCGAGTGCTCTTGCAGTTGCCATAGTTGCTGGAGAAACAGTCCAACTTGTTCCATTATAATTTAATGTTCTGTTTGTTACAGTATGAGCAGGAGGGACAAATCCTCCAAAAACTAAGCCATCCGTTTGTGTGCCAGCACCACATCCTCCTCCTTGACCAACTGGTAATGAAGTAGCTGTTGTCCAATTAGTTCCATCATAATGTTCTACATTAGTTATATAACCTGGTCCATATCCTCCAGCTCCTACAGCGGCCGTTTGAATTCCAATTCCAACCATGGAATTTCTACCATCGTTTAAAGCGTTGGCAGTTGTCCAACTTGTTCCATCATATTCTTCTGTGGATGCACCATCTGAACCTGAGGGGGCGGGTCCTCCAAATGCAAGTCCTGCGGTTTGAGTTCCTGCAGATCCTACACTAGTTCTTCCTACATTCATATTATTTTGTGGAGACCATGAAGTTCCATTATATTCTTCTGTAAAAGCTACGTTAGTAGACCCTGGAGGTCTTGCATCTCCACCAAATGCAAGTCCTGCGGTTTGACTTCCTGCTCCACCTGGAAGATATCTTCCATTTGTTAGATTACCACTAGTTGACCAACCTGACCCATTATATTCTTCAGTAACATTAGTTGGTGTGTTAGTTGATAAATATCCACCAAAACCTAAGTTTGCTGTTTGTGTTCCTAATGATCCTATGAAACCCCTTGTATTATTAGTTGGTGAAGCACTAGACCATGCTTCAGTAATAACTCCCACTTTAAATTCTGAATCAGTATCACTATAAAATATTTGTCCTTCTCCTTGTGCATTAGATAAATCAGAAGTAAAAAATTTAATTTTTTTACCACGTATATTTTTATAATCTGTCATGATACATCAACCGATCTTGTTGTTGCTGCTGCTGTAAATTCTTCTGTATTATTTAAAAATGGTGGATGCCCACCAAAATATATTGCAGAAGTATTTCCAGATGCTGATGTTGTACCACCACCAAATCTTGCAGTTGCTAATGTTGGTGCAGCTGTCCAATTAGTGCCATCATATAATTCTGTGTTATTCATTGCTGCACCTGGACCAGTTGCTCCCCCCGCATATATAGCGTTTGTTTGAATTCCTCCAGAGCCAGCATCTCCTCTTGAAGTACCCATATTATTACCATTTGTCCAAGTAGAACCATTATATTCTTCTGTAACATTAGTTCCAGCAGAAGGTCCACCAGGTATACCGCCAAAGGCTAAAGTAGCTGTTTGTGTTCCTGCAGCACCTGGATCTCTTCTTGCTGTATTTAAATCACCACCTGCAGTCCAATTAGTGCCATCATATTCATATGTTTTATCAGTTCGTGCGTCTCCAGTGCTTACATCTCCACCAAATATTATTCCTGCAGTTAATGTTCCAGCCCCTCCAGCTTCAGGAATTCCTGCCACTGGTACATCAGTTACTTCTGTCCAAGATGATCCATCCCACTCTTCTACAAGATCTTGAGTTTGAGGGTTTGCTGGTGGTATTAAACCTCCTGCGCATACAGCTGCAGTTTGTGTTCCAAAGCCTGCAACATTTCTTCTTCCTGTATTTAAATCTCCAAGTTCTGTCCAACTACTTCCGTCATAAGATTCATTTGTTTGCATTGTATTATCTGGTCCAGTTTCTCCTGCAAAATAAAGTGAAGCATCTCTTGGTCCTGAAGAAGTACTACCAGCGTTTAGTCTTCCTGTATTTAAATTTCCACCACTAGCCCATGCTGTAACAGTAGGTACAACTTTTATTGCTTTAGCTGAAGAATTATACCATATCTGTCCTTCTTTAATATTAGAAGGATCACTTGATACAGATTTTATACTGTAACCTTTTAGTGTCCTGTAAATTGACATACTATTCTCCTATTAATCATTCTTGAATAGCCAGCCTTGTGTTGAGTCTGTAAATACTAAGGTAAAGGCTGCTCTTTCTGTTGATACTGTTAAATCGTCTGTAGATCCAAATATTTTTTCTGATCCATTAGCTGCTATTGTGCATGCATTTGAATCAAAAGTTCCAGCATAGTCAACTATAGAAATTTCATCACCAAGAGTTCCTGCTGGTAATGTAATTGTAATTGCTGAAGAAGTTGTATTTACAAATACACCTTCACCAGCTGAAGCTGTATAATTTCCTGTTTTAACTGATTGCCATTGTGTTCCACCACCAATATAAGTTTTAATTCTAGAAGCTGCAACTTTTCTATTAGTTCCTCCAGCTCCATTATCTACTATAAATAAATCAGCATCAACTAAATCTTCACCGATATCAGTGCCACCATCTATATCTAATGCTGTTAAAGGAGTTGTTCCTGCACTTATACTTGCACCAGATAAAACTGGTGTTTGTGAAAATGTTACCACACCATCTGATGCTATAGCTATCGCATCTTTGTCAGAAGCAGATCCAATATTACCTGCATCTGCAATAACTATTCCTGCATTAAATATAGCTTCACCTGCAGCTGACATATCTAATGTTAGTGCAGTTATATCAGAACTATCATCTGTTCCTTTAAATATAATATCTGAATCACCAGCTTGTGCATCTATTGTAATATTACCAGAAGTTGTAGTTAAATTAACTGCTGCATCACCAGCTGTTAAATCATCTGCTGCTGAAGAAACACCAGATGTAAAGTATGTTTTAAATGTTGCAGCACTAGTAACACGCATTGTGCCACCATCATTGTGAATAATACCATCACCATCAACTACTGCTGTAGTTCCAATTGTAGCACCACCATCTATTAAATTAAGTTCTGCTGCTGTAGCAGATATAGTTGTGCTATCTATTGATAAAGCATCAGTTTCTAATGTGCCATCAATATCTACATTTCCAGATATATCTAATTCAGTTGCTATAATTTTATCATTAAATGTTGCAGCTCCTGCAGCACTACCATCAATGGTTAAAAATGTTGTATCTGATCCACCATCTGTTCCTTTAAATATAATATCTGTGTCATCACCTTGTGCATCTATCGTAATATTACCCGAAGATGTTGCAACTGTAACTGCTGCATCTCCTGTAGTTAAATCATCATAAGCAGTTGATATACCAGTTTGTGCATAAGTTTTTAATCTTGATGCTGTAACTTTTCTGTTAGCTCCACCAGCACCATCATCAATAATAAATAAGTCAGCATCAACAATTGCAGCACCAATATCTGTACCACCATCAATATCCAATGCTCCAATATCTACTTTACCAGCTGTACTGATAGTATTTAATTTACTATCAGCTATTGATCCTGCTAACATAGCATTTGTAATAGAAGTAGATCCTATTACAAAATCTAAAGTATTATCTGCATCATCATAAGTAACACTAATACCTGTTTCAGTATTAGAACTTACCATTGCTCCTACAGTATCAGATATAGTTTCAGCTAAAGTAGTGCCATTAATTGTAATGGCATCTGCCTCTAATGTTCCATCAATATCTGCATCACCACTAATATCTAATGATCCTGCATCTAATTCACCTGTTAAAGTTACATTTCTAAATCCTGATATATCTTTATTTGAATCAACTATAACTGCTAATGAAGCAGAAACTGTACCTGCTGTAATTCCATCAAGTAAATTTAATTCTGCTGCTGTTGAAGTTACATCTGTGCCTCCAATATCTAAAGTAGTCATTGACACTTCACCTGCTACTGTTAATACACCACTAGTAAGTGTTAATAAATCTGTATCTGAAGTATGACCTATAGTTGTACCATTAATATTAATATTATCAATAACAGCTTGAGTAATAGCACTATTAGTACCTAAAGTTGCACCATCAACTGAACCCCCATTAAGATCAGCTGTATCTGCAACTAAAGCATCTGTAGTAACTGTACCATCAAAAAATGCATCTTTAAATTCAAGAGAGGAAGTTCCTAAATCTATATCATTATCTGTAACAGGTACAATAGCACCATCTTGTATTTTAACTTGTTCTACTGCTGAAGATGATACTTCAACATAAAATTCTAAATGATTATTAGAGGTATCAACTAATATTTTATTATTTGAATCTGCATCTCTAAGTGTACTAATAGGCCCACCCTCACCAGCTGTACCATCATGTGAGTGTCCTGTTGTTGCATGAAATGCAGCTAATACCTGGTTAAACTCATCGTTAGAATGAGCTGCAAGTATAGTATCACCTGTTGTGAAACTAGACTGTCGTGCCGAATAGCCTGCCATTATCTTCTTCCTCCTGGGGTAAATTCTAATTGAAATCCTTTAACTGAAAATGCATCTGCACTATTTTGATCATCTATTTGTAATGCTACTGCAAATCCTGAACCTTCTACTGTTTGTCTTACTAATGGAACACCCGATGCATCATATAATGCTTGACCATAAACTCCAGCATCATATTGTCCAGCACCACCTACACTTGGAAGTGCAATTTTTGCTGGTTGTGGACTATTTTGATCATCATAATTATATCTAAGAGCTAAGTTTGCATCAATTGATGTTCCTTCACCTTCATAATTTAAATTAACTCTTTGCATATATTTTCTAATACCTGGATCTCCCATTACCATATCAGGTGATCTATACACTGCTTGAATAGTAGTTGTAGTTGCACCTGTAGCAAAAGTATTTCCTGTTTCCATTTTATAGATGAATCCATCATATCCACCAAATACTTGTGTTTCAACATTACTAATAAAATCTGAATCTGTACAAGCAGGTTTAACACCTACTATATCTGCATATTCAAATCCAATAGATCCTGTGTTAGGATTATTTTTTAATACACCTATAATTCCTTTTGATGATAATTGACCTGTAGCTGTTACTGGATAAAATAATCTATATTGTGATTTATCTCTAATAACTAAAGATGTTATTCTATCTAATGTAACTTCATCAATTCTAGATTGTATTTGTCTAGATATAGATCCAAGTTCAACGTCACCAATTCTTGCTGTACCAGCAATAGTTCTTAAACCATCTGGTGCTAAAAATATAACATCACCACCAATCTCCTGAATACTACCACCATCTCTACATCCAATATTTCTAGTAACTTCTTGTACTGCAAAATTACTTGTTGATGTTCCTGTTAATTTATAAATTCTATCTTGGCAAAATATAATTAATTCATTCCTAAATACTTTCATTCCAACTACAGCAGAGTCAACTTTAAATGATCCTGCACCACTAGCAGTCGTAAAATTATCTTCTTCAAATGGTACACTAAATATAACTTCTTGTGAATTAGATGCACCCGCATAAAACATATGATTTTGAAATGCTTTAACAAATTTAGGATTAGTTGGAGCTGTTCCACCACCTGTTGCATTTACAACATCAACTGCAAAACTTGTATTAATTATTTGTGCAGCTGAATGTCCTGTTGCTATAATTAACTTATCAGTTCCATTAAAATTAAATTTTTCAAAGTCATATGCTCTACTTGATGTACCTAGTCCTGTAGTTAAACTTGTCCAACTACCAGAAGTTGTACCTCTATGTATATCCCCACCTCTAGCAGCAATAATTTGCCCATTAAATATTATTGAACAATCTATTACTAGACTACTTGTGCTAGAACCTTGTGGTACAATTGTAGTATTATATTGAGCTGTTCCACTTATACGTCTATATCCACCTTTAATATCAGGCTCAAAATTTTGTAATATAAGAGCCTCACCAGGAGACATAGAAAACACATCTTTATTAAGTGTTAAACCTCCTGCACAACTCACTACAAACGGTGATATAAGGTCAGTAGTTGGCATTATGAATCTTTATTTTGTGCTTCAAAAATTTTTCTCATTCGTTCTAATTCAAATATAGATTCATCTGGAAAAACTTCTTTAACTTTATCTTCCTTTACAGCCTGTAAATATTTTTTATATTTACTCATACTAAATACTTTTCCTGGTTCATACTTAGCCATTAACTTACCGTTAGCTTTTTGTTCACCATCCATATTATCAGTAACTTTCATACCAACTTTTTTTTCTTCTTCTTTTCTAATAGCCATTAACTTACTCTACCTCCTATTTGTGTTGCAATACTTTCTGCGATTGTATCACTACGCATATAGTCATTTTTAGTAGCGTAGTCTACTTTTAATAATCTTAATTTTCTTTGAAAATCT